GCGGCGGCTACGGCGGCGGCTACGGCGGCGGCTACGGTGGCGGCTACGGTGGTGGACGTGGCGGCGGCTGGGGTGGTGGCTGGGGTGGTGGGGGCGGTTGGGGCGGCCCCATGCAGCGACAGATGATGCAGGCGCAGGCACTGCGCCGTTAACCAGTGCCGACACGTTGACCCAGCTAGGAGCTACAGACGATGGAAACGTTCGAACATGACCCGAAGGACTTCACGCCCGGCGACAGTCGCAAGGGTGACGAGCATCTGGCGGTGCGCTTCTTCCGCAAGGCCGCGCGCGACGACGTCGCCTCGGCAGCCGAAGGCATCATGCGCTTTAAAGAAGTGGACATGATCCAGATCATGGTGCCGGGCGATCGCGACAACGTGATCGTGCGGCCGGCCGGCGCGGGTGACATCAACCGCTTCGGCAAGCAGTACGAGGATTGGAAGCGCAACAGCACGTCGGAGCAGTTGAACGGCACGCCGCTGGAATTGTGGGGCAAGCTGTCGCTGGCGCAGGTTGAAGAGTATCGCTACATCGGCGTGCGGACCATCGAGCAGTTGAGCCAGCTATCCGACAGCGCCTGCATGAAGATGCCGGGCTCGCTCGACCTGAAGCGCAGGGCCGCGGAGTTCATCAGCTTGCAGAAGGACGAGGCGCCATTGCGCAAGGTGCAGGCCGAACTGGAAGCGCGCGACGCGACGATCACGTCGCTGACCGAGCGGCTGGCAGCGATCGAGGCCAACCAGCAAGCCGCGAAGCAACCGCAGAACAACCAGCGGCGATAAGGCAATGCCTGTACAAATCGCGCAGTTCAACTTCGGGCAGGCGATTAATTTCGTCTGCTCGCTGGTTGGCTATCCGGCTTCCGCGGACCCGGCAGGATCGGTGGACACCAAGCATGCGCAGATGCGTGCCGCGCTCACCGACGCCTGCGCGGAGTTGCTGGCGCTGCGTGAATGGCAGGACTTGACGCAGGAAGGCGTGATCGACGTCGTCGGCGACAGCGCAGGGCAAACGCAGAAGGCCTTCGCGCTGCCCCCCGACTTCTATCGCTTCATCGACCAGACGCAGTGGTCTTCACACTCGCTGGCGCCCCTGCTCGGCGGCCCCGCATCGGCGCAGGCATGGTCGCGCTTCACGGCCGTGGGGTACCCGGCGGCGACCTCGTTGTGGCAGATCCGCGGCGACCAGTTGTGGGTGATGGCGCCGCCGTACCCGACGGCGCAGCCGTTCAGCTTCTTCTATCTCAGCAAGGCGCAGATCATTGATGAGCGTGATCCGCTGCTGCGCAAGAACACGCTCGACAACAACGGCGACTCGTTCGTGCTCGACGCCTATCTGGTGGCGTTGCTCGCGCGGAAGAAGTGGCTGGAGTGGAACGCGATGTCGTCGGAAGCGGCGACGGCCGACTTCAACACGGCCTTCGCTTCACGCGCGGGTGCGGACAAGGGTGCGCCGGTCCTGTCGCTGTCGAGCACGCCGGAAGGCTTCGCGCTGATCGGCAACATCATCGGCACTGCGGGCATTCCCGGCCCCGAGGGGCCGGCGTCCAACGTTCCCGGCCCGGCAGGACCAGCCGGCCCCACCGGAGCGCCCTCGACCGCGATTGGACCTACGGGCCTGACGGGCGCTACCGGCCCCACCGGACCCGTCGGGGCTACGGGCGCTGCTTCTACGGTGCCCGGCCCGATCGGTGCCACAGGTGCCACAGGTGCGGACTCGATCGTGCCGGGGCCGCAGGGCGATCCCGGCCCGATCGGTCCCAAGGGCTCCACCGGGACCACGGGTGCGACCGGCGCAGACTCCACGGTGCCGGGGCCGCTCGGACCCGTCGGCGCCACGGGCGCCACGGGCTCCACCGGGCCAACGGGTGCGCCGTCAGTGGTACCCGGCCCAGCCGGCGCAACCGGGCCTACAGGCCCGCAGGGCGTGCCCGGCGCGAGCGGAGCTACCGGGGCCACAGGAGCTACCGGCACGGGCGTCTGGAGTTAGGCTATGGCGCGGGCCAACACGTCATTCGCGCCGCAGCCGCAGCGTTACCAAGGCGGCATGTTCCCCGCCCCTTTAAAGGGGCTCACGGTGCGCTACACGCTGAATGCGCAGGACGCGAACACGGCACTGCTGCTGCGCAACGTGTTGTGCCGGCGTTATGGCGTTGAGTTGCGCCGGGGCTACCGGCGCTGGATGACCGGCATTCCCGGCGAAGTGCGCTCCCTGATGTCCTATCTGCCGGCACGGGGCGCGGGCAGCACCATGCAGCCCCGCTTGTGGGCCGCAGCCTCGGACGGCATCATCTATGAAGTCACCGCGCAGCAGGTAACGCCTACTGATGCAGTGACGCCGTTCCTGACCGTACCGAACCAGAGCACGCCGGGTGTGTTCAGTTGGACTAATTTCAGCGCGGGCGGGCAGAACTATCTGGTGGCCTGCAGCGCCGGGGGCGGGGTGTGGACGTTCGAGGATAGTGCCGGCTGGATCGATCGCACTGCCGGCATCACCGGCACCGATGCCAGCAAGTTCGACTTCGTGATGGTGTGGAAGAATCGCCTCTGGTTCATCGCGCTCAATTCCAACATCGCATGGTATCTGCCGGTGCTGGCGTTTCAAGGCGTGGCGCAGCCGTTCGACTTCGGGCCGCTGCTGGTGTTCGGTGGCGACCTCGCCGCGATGGCGTCATGGACGCTCGATGCTGGTGACGGCGTCGATGACAAGCTGGTGGTGGTGGGCCGCGGGGGTGACGTGCTGGTGTACGAAGGCACTGACCCCGCTACGCCGGGGGAGTTCCGCATCGCGGGGCGCTGGGCCGTCGGCAGGGTGCCTGTAGGCCGGCGCTTCATGTCCAAGTACGGCGGCGATCTGTCCATCATCACGCCCAACGGCATCGAGCGCATGAGCCAGCTAACGTCGGCGCGCGGGCTCAACGTGCCGGCTGGCGAGCTTGGCGGCACCGAGGATTGGGTGCGCTACATGGAGCGCATCGCGCAGGATGTGCGCGGCAGCTATCAGTCGCCCTTCTGGCAGTTGCTGCACTTCATGGGCGAGCAGTGCGCCATCATCATCACGCCGCACAACGGCCCGCAGGACGGGCTGCAGTACGTGTTCGGCACGCTGTCGGGCGGCTGGAGTGAGTTCAGCGGCATCCCCATGCTGTCGATCGAGGCGCACGATGGCGAGCTTTATTTCGGCACCAAGGATGGCAAGGTGATGCAGATGTTCTTCGGCACCACCGATGACAGCCTGCAGGACGGCACGCCGGGCACCGCGGTAGTGGCATCAGTGCAGACGTCGTTCGTGGCGTTGAGCAGCGACGAGTTCCACACCAAGCGGCCGCTGATGGTGATGCCCATGTTCATCGCGCCGAGCGCGCCCAGCGTGAAGGCGCAGGTCAACACCGATTGGAGCTTCCAGCCGATACCGGGCTCACCCATCTACAGCCCGCGGGGGCTCGCGGTGTGGGATAGCGCGCAGTGGGACAACGCGATATGGGCGGGCAGCGGCAATTTCTACAATGCGTGGGTTGGCGCCGAGGGGCTCGGCACCCATTGCTCGCTGCGCATGGACTTCACGGGCGAGTCGCCCGGCACCATCTTCACCACGTGGAAGTTGCTGGCTGAAGTCGGCCAAGGAGTGCTTTAAAGTGGCCCGTCAGAAAAAGCTAACCCTACCGAAAGGAACGCGCGTGAATCGTCCAAGCACAAAACCTGTTGATCCGTTGTGGGTGCCGGCCAAGAGTTACCAGACGTCGATGAAGATGGTGGAGGATCTGCAGGCGCACGATTGGGCCAACAAGGTGCTGCTCGATGGCGGCGACGTGGTGCAGTTCTCGCTGATGCCGCCGCCCGTGCTCAACTACTACACGCAGGCTGATTGGAGCGTCGGCCAGCAGTACACCAGCGGCCAGCCGACCGGCGCCGACACCGGCACGCAGGGCGGCGAGGCCGGCGTGCTGCCGTTCGGCGGCCACGTGTACACAGGCGTCGATCCGTACCCGAGCATGAAAGGCGACGACCTGTACAAGCTCACGCTCACGGTGCCGGCCGATTGGCCCAAGGGACCGAACATGAACACCATCAGCGTCGGCGAGCACGGCGCCAGTGGCGGGCCGCAGCAGCGCGACGTCAAGCTGCGCGACGGCAGCGGCAAGATCCTGTATCAGACGATCGGCACTTACCCGAGCATCCCTTACTGCGTCGGCGGGCCGCCGGGCGCGGGTGTGATCGTGCTGGAGCCGGCCGGCGTGTATTACCTCGAAATTTTTAACAACGGGCCGCTGGCCGAGGGTGCCACGTATCCACCGATCACCGACATGGTGGTGTACTGCTACGCACCGCAAAAGTGAACGCAGCCGGCGAGCCGCCGGTCAATGGCAGCGTCGGCACCCGGCTGGCGCTGCTAGAAGCACGGGTGAGGCTGATCACGATCGCGCTGGAAGGCATGATCGTGGTGGTGGTCAGCGCATTGCTGGCGTACTTTTTCAAGGGACAGTAGATGCACGTGGTCACGGCGTTAACGGTGCAAGAGAAGGTCGCCATGCTGGGCTTCCTGTCCGAGCATGAGGTGCGCCTGCCACCGAGCGGCGACTTTCAGGCCTTCGGCAGCGTGTCGGCCGTCAACCATGAATTGCTGGGCGTGGTCGCGTTCAATGGATTCTGGGGCCACGTGTGCAGCATCCACACCGCGGGTGAAGGCAACTGGATAAGCCGCACCCTGATCTGGCGCACCTTTGACTATCCGTTCCGCCAACTCGACATGCGCGCATTGATGGCGCCGGTCGCCGCGAGCAACGTGCGCAGCTACAACTTCATCAAGCGCATGGGCTTTAAAGAGATCCACCGGATCACCGATGGCTGGGACGCCGGCGATGACCTGATCGTGCTGCAGATGCTGCGTGACGAGTGCCCGTGGCTGGCGAAGCTCGACAAGCACTTCACCAAGTATCATTAAAGGGAGCACCTACCATGGGCGGCAAGTCAGCACCACAGGCACCCGACTACAACGACGCTGCGCGTGAGCAGGCAGCGTCGAGTGCCGCGCTCACGGCCCAGCAGAACTGGGCCAACCGGCCGCAGCAGTACACCCCGTGGGGCCGCACTGAATGGCAGACCTATCAGGACATCGATCCCGGCACCGGCCAGCCGGTCACGAAGTGGGTGCAGAGTGAGAACCTTAATCCCCAACTGCAGCAGGCGCTCGACAAGCAGATCAGTATGCAGAACGACCGCTCCGATCTGGCGGCGTCGTTCACCGATCGCCTGCAAGCGGACATGGGGCAATCGTTTGATTGGGGCAAGATCGACCGCGACACGCCCGCTGCCGGTAGGGTTGATGCACGTGCCTACATCACCGGCACGCAGCCGATGCAGAACTACGTGCAGCAGGAAGCGATGGACACGTCGGCGCCGCAGCAGATCACCACTGGGCGCGAGCAGCTAGGCATCACCGGACAGGACACGCAGGGGCTGCAGCAGACCACCGGCACCACCAATGCGGCGAACTTCAGTGCCGATCGGCAGCGCATCGAGCAGTCGCTGTTCGATCGCATGCAGCCCGAGCACGATCGCGCCACCGCGCAGTTGCGCACGCAACTGGCGAACCAAGGCATCACGCCCGGCAGCGAAAGCTACAACCAGCAGATGCAGGCGCTGAGTGACAACCAAGCCCGTGAGCGATTCAACGCCGTGCAGCAGGGCGGGCAGGAGCAGCAGGGCTTGCAGAGCATGCTGATGGGCCAGCAGCAGCAGGCCTTCGGGCAGGGGCAAGCCTCGCAGCAGGCGCGCAATCAGGCACTGCAAAATCTGTTCGGCCAGCAGCAGGGCGCGGCCCAGTTCGGCCTCGGCGCCGGGCAGCAGGGCTTCGCGCAGGATCTCGCTTCGCAGGAAGCGCAGAACGCGGCGCGCACCGCGCAGTTCCAGCAGGCCATGAACGCGGGCAACTTCTACAACACTGCGGGCATGAACACCTACCAGCAGCAGCTAGGTGTGGACAACCAGAACTACCAGCAGGCAATGTCCTCGACCGGCCTGCAGACGCAGTTGCGGCAGCAGAAGATCGCCGAGGAAGCGCAGCGTCGCAGCATGAGCCTGAACGAGATGAACGCGCTGATGAGCGGGCAACAGGTGCAGACGCCGCAGATGCCGGGCTTCCAGACGGCCGTGGGTTCGCAGCCGGTGCAGTCGCTGAGTGCGGCGCAGATGACCGGACAGTCGATGATGGATCAGTTCAACGCCCAGCAGCAGCAGACACAGGGCATGATGTCCGGTGCCATGGGGCTGGGCTCCAAAGCAGCGATGATGTAGCGCGCATAACATGCATAACGTGATCCAGATCTCGGGCGGCATCGACAGCATGGCAATGCTGATCTACCTGCGCGGCCTGTGGTCCGACTCGGTGGTCATGTGGGGTGACACGGGCGCGGCGTATCCCGAGACAACGGAACTGATGGAAGACGTGCGCCGCATGGTGCCGCACTTCCTGCACGTGCAGGGTGACCAGCCGGAAGTGATCCGCACCTATGGCTGGCCGGTGGACGTGGTGCCGGTGAGCCACACCCGCTTCGGCGAGCACATCTATGGCCCGCGGCCGATCGTGTTTCAGTCTTATCTCGACTGCTGCGGCCGTGCGCGCTTCCTGCCACTGCAGCATGCGGTGCAGCGTGTCGGTGCCAAGGTGGTGTACCGCGGCCAGCGCAACAGCGACAAGCGGCGCCCGCGCATCGAGCATGACAGCATCGATGAGTTCGGCATCACCTACAAGTTTCCGCTGCGTGATTGGTCGCGCGAGCGCGTGTTCGAGTACCTGCAGCAGAACGCGCCCGAGCTGGTGGCGGCGTACTACAGCGAAGGCGAGTCCACCAGCCGTGACTGCTGGAGTTGCACGGCGTACCGGGACGACAACGTGGCGCGCGTCGAGCATCTGCCACCACCGCAGCGGGAACAGGTGGAAACGGTTTTAAAGCAGTGGCGCGACATCGTGCGCGCCGACATGCAAGGAGCGTGACATGGCCTCACCCCTCGGTGGAATTGATCCGAAGATCCTGCAGATGATCCTGCAGCAAGTAGGCGGCGACCCGAGCAAGCTGGCGAGCCTGCTGTCAGGCGCCATGCCGGGCGGGCCGCCGGGCGCACCGCCGCCACCGGGCGGCGCCCCGCCGCCACCGGGCGGGCCACCGGGCGCACCGCCGCCACCGGGCGGCCCCAGCGCGATGCCACCTCCTCCCGGCATGCCGGGCGGCAACAGCGTGCCCGGCCTCACGCCGCCGCCACCGGGCGGGGGCATGCCGCCACCGCAATCGCCCTTCGGCCCCGATCCCGGCGGGCCGTCGATGGGCGGCATGCCGCCGCCACCGCAGGCGCCACAGGCGGGTGCGCGCAATCCGCAGATGGACGCCGTCAACATGACGCTGGGGCAGGCCGCCTTCGGCGGGCAGGAGCGCGACCTCGACCGGCAGCAGAAGCTCGCCGACGAACTACGGGGTGAGGCGATGCCCGGCATGCGCGGCAACTCGCGGGTGCAGACGGCAGCGAACCCGCTGGAAATGCTCGCCACCGGCCTCGGCAACATCGGCGGCCAGATGAAGTCCGACAAGCTCGGCGTGGAGCGCGAGGCCATGTTCAAGAAGCGCATGGACCTCCTGCGCGACGACATGGAAGCATCGCGTAGCCGGTTCGGCCCAGAGTAGGAGTCACCTACACCATGTACATCGACCCGTCCGCGCTCGACCTGTTCGGCCCTGACGACGGCGTGACCGGCACCGGCTCGCCGCCGGTCCTGCCGCTCGCCTACGCCGTGCGCAAGGGCAGGGGCAAGGGCCTCGAACTGGGTGACCGCAGCATGCTGCCGCAGGCCACCGCGGCCGCGGCCAGCGTGCCCGCGGCCAGTGCTGACCAGATCCGCACCCTGCCCAACGCGACGCAGGCGGCGCGCTCACCCAACCTCGGCGGGCTCGCGGCCGGCTACGACACCCAGATCAGCGAGTACCAGAAGCAACTGCAGGGACTGAACGAAGACCCCGACTACAGCGGGGCCGCCACGGCCGCACGCAGGCGCGGCAGCGAGGGCGTACAGGTGCTCGGCGCGGCGCTCGCCGCCGGCTTGGGGCCGAAGGACATGCAGGGACTGCAGGGCCAGTTCGCGCAGCAGTCCGCGCACATGATGCAGCCGCAGAAGATCGAGGGCGGCGAGATCGACGTCAGCGGCAACGTCAACCTCGATCCCGGCTACAAGCGGCAGAAGCAGATCACCGACTTGCGGGCGTCGATCGAAACGCTGGAGAAGCAGAAGCTCACCGCGGTCACGGCCGAGGAGAAGATGCGCGCCGAGGCGCTGCAGCACCAGCAGATGAATCAGTTGAAGGAACTGCAGATCATGGCGATGCGCGAGGCTGCGGCCGATCGCGCGGCCAACCAGCGCGAACTGATCGCGATGCGGCGCGAGGCCGCGGCCGGTGGCGGCAAGATGCAGGCGCACGGGGTCACCCCCGAGGGGCAGATCGTCAGCTACAGCCCGACGCTCGGCCGCACCTTTGTCGCAGGGCCGAACGGCGACATGGTCGAGTACAAGGGACCGATGGTGTCGCAGGGCACTGCCGACAAGCAGGTGCTCGCGGCGCAGCATCTGCAGGGCTCGGAGCAGACCTTCCTCGATCTGGAAGCGCGCATGAAGGCCTTCCCCAATGCCTTCGGCGGCGCCTCGTCGCTGGCGGCGCTGACGCCCACCATCATTCAGTCACGCATCCTCAATGCCAAGCTCACGCCCGAGGAGCAGCAGGTACGCGCGGACGTGCTGCGGCAGGCCGCGCAGGCAGCGCATGATCTGCTCGGTGCAGCGCAGACACCGGCCGAACTCGCCACCGTTGCCAACTTCATCCCCAATGCGCAAGATCCGCCCGATCGTGTGCTGCAGAAGCTGGTGTCGTCGCGCGAGTGGCAGCAGCGGCAGTTGAAGGTTCTGGGGCCATGGGCCACGCAGGCGCGGACCATCAACGGCCCCGAGGCGCCGGCACGGCCCGCGCCGTTGGCGACGCCCAAGGTGGGCGACGTGGTGGACGGTCATCGCTTTAAAGGCGGCGACCCGAAGCAGCGATCGAGTTGGGAGTAGACGCGTGAACCCGTGGGAGCGTGAATGGAGTGACGGCGCGGACACCGGGCCGTGGGCGAAGGAGTGGGCCAAGGTCGCACCGCCGCCCCCGCCGCCGGATGCCACCGCGCTCGATCGCGCGCAGGCCGGCGCGGCCGGCGTCAACCGCGGTGCGCTGGTGAACCTCGCCGGCTTGCCGGTGGCAACCGCGCTCAACGCCTACGACTTGGCGAAGGCCGGCGTCGGCGGCGTGATGGGCGCCTTCGGCGCCAAGCCCGAGAACCTGCCGGAACTGACTGATCGCAGCAAGGTGGCGGGCTCGCCCGAGTGGATCGCCAAGCAACTGGAAGAACGCGGCGCCGGGCCGGTCATCAATCCCAACCGGCCCGATGACCCGGCCTCGCGCTACCTGCACGTGGGCGGGCAGGGCGCGGCCGCCGGCATGGTGGCACCGCAGACGCTGCCGCAGGCGCTCGGCAGCGCCGCCACGGGCGCTGCCTCGATGCTGGCGAGCGAGGCGGCGGGCGACGCGGGTGCGGGCACCTCCGGTCAGGTGCTCGCGGCCTCGTTGCTGCCGGCGGCTACAACGGCCGCAGCGACGCGGGCGCAGGCCGCCATGGCGAACGCGAGGCGCACTGCGGCCCAGCGCGCGGTGGTCGATGCCAACGTGGGCGCCGCACAGGAAGCGGGCTACGTCTTCCCGCCGGCACAGGTCAACCCGTCCCTCACCAACAAGGTCATCGGCGGCATCTCGGGCAAGGCCGCCACCGAGCAGGCGGCATCGCTGGACAACCAGCCGGTCACCAACGCGCTCGCGCGCAAGGCCTTGGGCCTGCCCGAGAACACGGCGCTGTCGGTGGAAACATTGGAAGCCGTGCGGCGGCAAGCGGGCGATGCCTACGATGCAGTCAAGAATTTCAATCTGCCGATCCGCGCCAACAACACCTATCAGCAGCGGCTCGCGGATCTGCACAGCGAGTATCTGGATCGCATCGGCGCGGGCGGCGGCGGCACCCCGGTGGAATCGCTGCGGCTGTCGCACGTGGAGGACTTGCTGCGCGACATGAACCGCAACAGCTTCTCACCGACCAGTGCGGTCGAGTTGATCAAGCGATTGCGCAGCGATGCCGACAGCGGCTTCCGCACCGGCAACGCCGAGTCCGCGCGCTACCAGAAGCGCATTGCCAATGCACTGGAGGATCTGGTGGGCGCCAATCTCAGGGCCGCCGGGCAGCGTGATCTGCTGACCGACTTTCAGGCAGCCCGGCAGCGCATCGCGCAGAGCTACGATGTGCAGAAGGCACTCAACCAAGGCACCGGCAACATCGATGCACCCAAGATCGCCGCGCGTCAGCGCGCTGATCGACCGTTATCCGGCGAACTGGAAACGATCGCCAATGCCGCCAACTTCGCGCCGTTGTCCACGCGCGAGTTCCGGCAGACGCCGCCCGGCATCTCCGCGCTCGACGTGGGCCTCGGCACTTTGGGAGGTGCGGGCGCGATGGCATTCGGCCCTGCGGCGTTGGCGCCCGTGGCGCTGCCGGTGGCACGCATGCTGGCGCGCAAGGCCCTGCTGTCGAAGCCGTACCAGCAGTACATGGCGAAGCCCCGCACGGGTGAGCCGAGTGTGCTGGCGCGGGCACTCGCCGAGGCCGACGCACAGCAGGGCGCGCTGGCGGCGTCCTCGCTGTCGGAAGATGAGATGCGCCGCCGCCAACCCTTCACCCAAGGACTTTAAAGCCATGCCACGCAACGCCGCAGGAGTCTACACATTGCCGCTGCCGCCCGTGGTGGCAGGCAACACCATCATGGCGTCGTTCGAGAACACCACCGACAGCGACATCGCCAGCGAACTGACCAACTCCCTCGACCGCAACGGCCGCGGCGGCATGCTGGCGCCCTTCAAGATATTCGACGGCACCGTGGGCGCGCCCGGCATGGCGTTCACGCAAGACCCCGACAACGGCATCTACCGCATCGGCCCTGACCATTGGGCGCTGGCCGCGGGCGGTGCCGCGATCATGGACATGACGCCCACGCAGACCGGCATCAGCACCCCGCTGTGGCTGGGCGGGGTTTTGACGGCCACAGCCGGGATCACTCTTGCCGGCACCACCCAAGTGACCGGCAACGTCGATATTCAAGGCAGCGTCGGCTCCATCGCGCAGGCAGCGCCCCAGCACAAGCTGTCGATCAGCAGCGCCGGCCCCAGCGATGCGGCCTACATGGCCTTCAACATCTTGGGCGCCTATGCCTCGCTGTTCGGCCTGAGCGCCGATGGCAAGTGGCGCGTCGGCGGCTGGTCCGCGGGCGCAGTGCAGTACCAGATTCTGCATGAAGGCAATTCCTTCAACTTCAACACCGCGAACACCCTAAGCACCGGGCTCAATATTTCGGCGCCAACGCTTTACGCCACCTACGATGTCGTCGCCGGGCGCAATGTGGGCATCACCGGCAACCTGACAGCGGGCTCGATCAACAGCAACAGCTACGTCACGGGCGCTGACCACTTCGCCAATCGCGCCGTCGATCAAGGCGTCTATTTCTTCGGCAGTGGCGGGGGGCGCTACCTGCAATTCGATGGTGCCTACTTTCGCTTCATGACGGGCTCGATCCTGCAGCCGGGCGCGTCCAGCTTCGGGCATCTACAAGACCCCAAGGGCGCCATCGACGTGATGGCAACCGGGCGACCGGACATGCACTTCACCATCACGGCGCAGGGCGCGAACAACGCCTATCTCGCCATTGGCTGCATCAACGATGCCTACACCGCATGGCAGAACCTCGCCTTTCAGGGCGGCGGCAGCTTCCATCCGGCCTATGACGGCGCGCAGGCATTGGGCAATCTGGCGGAACGCTGGAACGCCGTGTACGCGCAGAACGGCGCCATCAACACCAGCGATGCGCGGCTGAAAAAGGACATCGTGGATTCGCCGCTGGGCCTGTCGTTCATCGAGACTCTGCGCCCGGTGCAATACAAGTGGATCGCCGAGCGCACCATCGTCACCCCGGTGCAGACCGGCACCAAGCCGGTGCCCGAAACCGTGGACATCGACGGCAACGTGACGCCTGCGCACGATGAGCCGGTGATGGGCAACACGGTGACTCCAGTGCCCGGCGTGCGCCCGCACTGGGGGCTGATCGCGCAGGAAGTGCGGGGCGCGCTGGCGACAGCAGGCTTCGCCGACACCGGCATCGTGGCCCTGAGCGAAACCGAGGATGTGGCCGTGGGCCTCAACTACTCCGAGTTCATCGCGCCGCTGGTGGCCGCGGTGCAGGAGCTATCCACGCGCGTGAAGGCGCTGGAGGTTTAAAGCGATGGCCGACGAGATCAAGCTCGACGCGCAGGACATCATCGACGCGCTCACCGAGCAGCGCAATGGTGCCCTGAACGAACTGGTCCGCGCGCAGGCGGCGCTGCGGGCACTGCAGCGCAACACTGCCACGCCACCGGAGTCAGGCCATGGGAACGTTAGCCGACTTCCTGCGCAATCTGCAGGAGAGTGACAACCCGCTGGGCGATGCGCCGGGCGAGGCGCTCGGGCGTACGCGCAACCTCAAGCGGGACGAGCTAACCAGCGTCCTGCGCGAGACTCCGGAGATGGCGGCCGCGATCGCCAGCGGCGCCGCCTCGCAGGCCGCCGGGGGCTGGCAGGGGCTGTACACGCTCGCCAAGACCGGCGGCAACCTCGACGCGGCCGTCAAGGCCATTGCCGATACGCAGGAGAAGGGCACCTACGTGCCCCGCTCCACGGGCGCCCGGCAGGGGCTGGGCTACGTGGGCGAGGCGATCGAGCCCATCAACAAGCTCGCCAAGGAGAACATCGCGGATCCGGTGGGCGCGGTGTCGCCGATGCTCGGCGCCGCCCTGACGGCGTTACCCGAGGCGCTGCCCGGCCCCAAGGGCTTCAGCGGGGCCAAGGCCGCAGGACGGGCTGCCAAGGCCGTCACAGGCGCGGAGCGGGGGGTAGTAGCCGCCGAGGGCGCAGCGCCCGTCCTAGAGGCCGTGCCGCGGTCCCGTGCCGCCCTCACGGCGCACTTCCCCGACGATCCCGACATCGTGGACTCGCTGCTCACCAACGAGAAGTACAAGGCCACCAAGATGGTGCCGGGCGAGGACATCGAGGCGGCCGCCAACGAGCGCGGCTACCTGCGCGCGGAAGAGCCGGTGCTGCCGAAGCCGGCGGCGCAGATGAGCGAGGCGGATTGGAAGGCATGGGGCGAGCAGCACGGCGTCAACATGACCGTCACGCCTGACCAGAGTCTCGGCGTGTCCGACATCGCCACCCGGCGCGAGCTAAAGCTGCCGGGCGGGATGGAAGGCAAGTTCAGCGTCCCTGACCTGTTCCAGATCAAGTCCAACAACTTCGATCCCACCATCCTCGGGCGGGATCTGCACAACGACTTGATGAAGAAGTTCCTGCGCACCTATGACCGGCCCGGCGGCATGCCGCCCGAGGAAAAATTCAACGCACTCAACTTCGCGCTGCTGTCGCCCAATGCGCCACTGGGGCCGAACGAATTCTTGGCCGCGCGCTTCCGCGTGCGCAATCCGGAGGAGCTATCAGCACTGGCGGACACGCCGAAGGAGCTACTGGCAGGGGAGGAGCGCGGCACCGGCAGTGCGTCGCGCGGCGGCATGGGGGCCAAGGGCACCGCCAATCTCGGCAACATGCAGCGCCTTGCACAGGTGCTGCGCGACAAGCCCGAGATGTTCGAGGCCGGCGCGGGCGAGACACTGCATGATGTCGCCCGGCGCACCATGAATCAGGTGCCGGGGCTGGGATCGAAGACGGCATCGCTCGGCGTGCCGTGGTTCGATCTGCCGAAGGCGAACACCTCGGCCATCGACCTGCACATGATCCGCGAAGGCTTCCCGCGGCTGCTGCGCGATCCCGAGCTAGGTGCCGACTTCACGGGCGCAGTGGGCCGGCGCATGGGCATCCCTGACGCAACGCCGGATCTGCTGGAAGCTCACGCGCATGCGGACCCGGCCTTCGCCAAGTCACTGGAAGAGACAGCGATCGACATCATCGGCGGCAACACCCGCTCCATGGTGTACCGCACCGCGAAGGGCGAGGTTAATCCGGATCTGCATCCCTCGATCACACCGGACAAGCTGCTGCATGAGCCGAAGCAGGCGAAGGAGTTCGGGCCGTTCTACAACAAGATGGTCGAGTACGTGAACGAGTCGCGCGGCGAGAATCCGGAGATCGCGCTGTTCCCCGAGCAGTGGCGCAAGTGGGACACCCTGCGCGGGCGCATCGAGCCCCACGAAATCATGCACCCCGACTACAAGAAGCTGCCGCGCATGTCATGGGAAGAACTGCTGGCGGCCAAGCAGGCGAACGCCGAGGCCGGCTACTTCGCCAAAGGCGCGCAGCAGAATCCCGGCGAGGTGCCGTGGGGCCGCCTGTTCTACGGCAAGGCTGATCCGAAATTGCTGGCCGGCACTGCGGCCGCAACCGGGGGCGGGCTCGCGCTGGCGCGCGAGCGGGCCAAGGCACTGCGTGACGACGATGAGGAGAAGCGATAAATGGATCTACTCGGACTGCTCGTAACGGTCGTCATTCTCGGCCTCATTTTCGCGGTGCTGTGGTGGGGCATACAACAACTGGCCCCGAAGGTACCGCCACCGTTCGCCACCGTGATGCAGGTGCTCTTCGTGCTGGTGGTGGTGGTCGTGCTGATCTCGCTGTTGCTCGGTCACATACCTCCCGTGAAGCTGGGGCGCTAGTGCGGTGACGGGCTCTCGGCCCGTGCGAGGAACGACTTCATCGCGGTGACCACGCCCTCGCGCTCGGCGTTGCTGATGTAGTTGACGCGGCCTTCGTCGCCGAACTTGAACGTCAGCAGCACGAAGCCCACCGTGCGCTCGCCGGGTGCCGCACCACGGTTGAAGGTAGTGTCGAGCACTTCGGCGAGCGCATTCATGGCCGCGATGAATTCCGGCTCGATGGGTTCGGTCACGCTTCCCCCTTGGGCACATCGACGTAGGGCATGGCGACGTCATCCGCCGTCAGCCCTTCGAAGATGGCCTGCTCGGTTTCGCCGTAGACGATGGCGATGGCGGGCATGGGGCCGAAGGCGTCCTTCACGATCGGCTGGCCCGCCACCAGTAGCTCCACGTTGCGCCGCGACAGGCCGATGATCAGCATGCCGGCATCGGTCTTGGCGATGATCATCACACTCCCCAGAGATCCGGCCGCAGCAGCGCGGGCGAGACTTTAAAGTACTCCGCGATCTGCCGCGCCCGCGGACCCGGCAGCAGGAAGTGGCGCGGTGCAGCCTCGGCCATGCGCTCCCAGCCGTACAGCGTCTGCGCGCGGATGCCGATCGCGATGGCAAGCTGCCGCTTGCTGCGCTCACCGAGCTTGTTCTCGATGAGCCAACTGAGCGGATGCTTGTTGGTGTTGCTGCCCCCCGGCATCTTGCGGGGGAGCTTCACGGGTTTTTGCGTTTTCATGCTTGTCCTTTCAGGACGTTGAGGATGGCTTGCTGGGCACTCGACTTCGCCTGCAGCGCGTCGAGGATGGCGCCGTCCACCGTGTCGCGAGCGACGATGTGGTGAATGACGACGGTCTTGGTCTGACCCTGCCGGTACACCCGGCGGTTCAGTTGGTCATACTCTTCAAGGTTCCACGTGAGGCCGAACCATGCCACGCAGTGGCCGCCGGCCTGCAGGTTCAAGCCGTGCGCCACCGACGTCGGATGCACCAGCAGCACCGGCAACTCGCCGCGGTTCCAGCGCGCCACGACGTCATCCGCGGCCTTCGCCGACACGCCGCCGCCGAGGTACGGGATGGCGGCATCGCCGAGGCGCGCACGGATGGCTTCCACTTCGTGCAGGAACGACACCGCGACCAGCAGCGGGGTGCCCTGCTGCTCTTCCACCAGATCCGCCAGCGCATCGAGCTTCGCTGTGTGGATCGCGACGGTCGCCTGCGTGCGCTCTTCAGTCTCGGCGTAGGCCGTGCCGTTCACCAGTTGGCGCAGCTTCATCAGGCACGCGGCCGCGTTGGCCGGGGCCATGGTGAGGCCGCCACCCGTGGCGAGGAACAGATCCTTGGCGAGCGTGTTGTACTGCGCGCGGGCCGGCGCCGGAAGCTCCACCTCGATGCGATTGAAGATCAGCTTCGGCATGGTCAGGTGATCCTCGGCCTTGAGGCGCAGGGCCATGCCGTTGACGCGGGCGTAGACGCGATCGGCCGCATCCTTCTTCGGGTGCCATTTCTGGATCACGCGGCCGCCGCCGACGTGGACGGACTCGGGCATGCAGAACTCGCGGCGGAAGCGGGTGATGAACTTGCCCAGCGCAGCGCCCTCGTCGCAGATGTAGGCCTGCGAGAACAGATCCTCGATCGACTGCGGCGTCGGGGTGCCGGTCAGGATGTAGCGGCGGGCGAACTTGCCGAGGTGCTCACGCAGTGCCTTGAAGCGCACGCTCGACGGGTTCTTGAAGCGGGTGGACTCGTCAACGACGAGCATCTCGGGGGCGCGCTCGCCGAGCAGCGACCACGTGGCGGCCTCGAACAGCCAAGCGACATTCTCGCAGTTCACCACGTAGATGTCAGCGTCGGCCTTCAACGCCGCTTCGCGCTGCTTGGCGCTGCCGAGCACCAGCGACACCTTGAGATGGGCGAAATCGGCCCACTTGGCGACCTCGGCCGGCCACACCAGCCGGGCCGGGCGCAGGGGAGCGATCACCAGCATGCGCTGCACCGCGCCGGCTTCCTTCATCACAAGGAAGGCGCCCAGCGACATCGAAGTCTTGCCGAGGCCCGGATCAAGCAGCAGGGCGCCGTTGGAACGGCCGGCGATAAGCTGGATGCCGCTGATCTGGTACGGGTGGGGCGTGTAGGGGATCATGTTCTGTCTCGGGTAGTGGGGTGTAGGTAATGACTACTAAAGCGATTATCGTGCCAAGGAGCGGATGGTGTTCCAGCCGCGGGCCTGCCCGGCACTGCGGCGGGGCGCGACGCGCGGGCCGAGCGCGGGGTGGGCGACGATGAAGGCCGACACCGCGGCGCTGGCGTCGATCGAGGCCTGCAGGGTAACGGGCGTCGGGGTGGCGCGGGCGACATCGCGGGCGGCGGCTGCGGTGGTGATCAGGGCGTCGAGTTGGCTGCGGAGGTTCATGGTCTGTCTCGGTTGTAAGGGGGTGCCTACAGTACTTTAAAGCGATTATCGTGCCAGCCGGGGTGCCGGGCCAGCCTTCATTGTAGGTGACGCCTTACGGCAGATCAAGCCCTATTTGGACAACCGGCGTCGGCCGCGGGCGCCCCATCTGATCGGCCAGCAGATCCTTGAAGCGGGCGAAGCTGCGGATCACCTCCACCGGGTGGCCGAGCTTCGCCAGCTTGCGGAACTGGTGCGCCTGCCGGGCGCTCACCTCGCCGTCGGGCGACTTGAACTCGACCAGCCATGTGCGACCGCCCGGCAGCAGGAACACCCGATCGGGCAGGCCCACCACGAAGCCGCCGAGCTTGATCGGCTGGCAGCCCATCCGCACCGCCCGCGCGCAGCAGCGGCGCTCGGTGTCCCCCTCAAGAGACACGGCGCGGCCCGGCCATCGAGCGGTGGGGGCGGGAAGGCACCGCCAGCAGGGCTGGCGGGCTCGCCATGCGCTCCACGGCCTGCATGACTAGGGCCGTAGCTGCCAGCAGCGCCATGTCCTTCACGGCGGCCTTGTCGAGGTTCCCCAGCCGGGCGCGCTGGCGGGCCAGCAGCAGGGCGAACTCGGCCACCTGTTGCGCGGCCCCGCGGGCCACCAGCCGGCCGCTGCGCAGCGGCATCACCACGGTGGCGTCGCAGGCGTCGCAGCAGGGCTGGTCCGACAGCGGCCGAGCCGCGTTGCCGAGGCCGTCGAACTCGATCTTGCACAGGCTGCAGGGGGTCATGGCTTCACCTCGGCCTGCGTCACCCGGCCCAGCATGATCAGGCGCTGGTAGAGCTTGCGCAGCTTGCCGGGTGACATCGAGCTTACGTACATGGCGGCCTCGGACGCGCGCCAGCCCTCCTTCACGAACCAGCGCGACACGGCCTGTCCCTGCACGGCGGCCGGGGTGGCCTTGTAGGGGATGGCTACACGGGTGCCGTCAGCCTTGATCAGCAGTAACTGTCTCACGGTGTCTCCTTTTCCATCTTGGGGGTGAAATCGCGCCAGCCCAGCAGGAACTTGCGCGCGGTTGCTTCCGACAGGCCGGTGGCCTGCACGATGCGCTTGCGCGGCTTCCCGGTAGTCACTGCCTGACAGCGCAGGCAGTGCCCTGAGCGGCAGCACATGCGGGTGATGCGGTAGGTTGGCTCACTCATTTCAGCCAGCACTCGGGATCGGCACACGGCGGGCCGCCATGATTGCCGTCACACTTGTCTTGCGCCGCCTTGGGCGCGAGGGCGCGTTCGCAGCGGTCAGCTACCTCTTCCGCAAGGTCTGGTGCACC